GGACTTAACTGATGAACAGAAGATGATGGTGAATCATATAAACGACATACAAAACAAACAAGCATCTAATGGTTTTATTGCAGACCAACTTAGAGTAGGTCACGATGCGTTTGTTAATATGTTAAAACAATCATTAGAGTCTGAAGAAGAGGTTAAAGAAGACTAATGCTTATAAGGAAAAGTTCTCAGGGTCATTACTTACGACTATATAGGAATACAACTCCCGGTGCTACTAGGACAAAAAAATACCCAGATGGTACGACTGAGACCCTGACTTATCCTTCTAGGTATAAATATTTCTTGGTTGTAGATGGTGAGATTGTTCAGAGAAGTGATAGTTGGGCAACGATTGAACAGGCGTATGTTGATAGATGTGATAGCAGTCACGGGGGTGGTCATGGTAGGCTAGACCCCGGACATCATCATCTTATTAACTGTGTAGCTACTTCACAGTCCGATTATCCTACAATGGATAATACAAAAGCAGAGATACAAGATTTTTACGATAAGAGAAGTATATCTTACTCTAGCTCAGAAACTAAGTCAGAGTTGCTATCTAGAATAGTTCCAATGATGGCTGGAGATGAAGAGGTTTCTAAACATTTAAAGGTTTGATATGAGTTTATATAAATACACACAGAAAGAAGCATCTAATCTATTAATAGGGCAAAATGGTTTCGATGTTATAGGAACACACGACACTAATGTTGTGAATCCAGACACAGGTTCTTGGATTGCTATTCAAGCCTTAGGTAAAGACACGGAAGGAACTACTGAGTTTCTTAAAATAAAGGTTACATCTAATATAGGGGATAATATAGATTCATTTGTAAATCTGATACCCGGAGAAATACTTTATGGTAACTTTAGTGGGATTGTAAACCACACAGATTCTTCAGCGGTATGCATAGCTTACAGAGGGTAAGAAGAACTTATAGAATGGAAAGAAGACTTAAGATGCAAAAACTTTCTATGTGGCAAAAAATTAAAAATTGGTTTAAAAAAATATTTTGAATAATAAAATAAAAAAGGAGAGTTGTCAAGTTGTTAGTACGAGTTATGATATCCCTGTTAAATACATTAATGCTAAGCGGTTGCAGTCAAGGTTGGAGCGTAGCAAATCTAGAGCTGTCACCACAGGATACAGTTACAAATACGGTTTTTATAGAAGTAATGGGGATTGACTCAGTCTTACATTATTATCACGGTAGGGTTTACGAAGCTTCTAATTGGTGCTGGGTTCATCACCAATATGAAGATGTGGTGAAATGAGTGGAAAACCTGATACCGCTAGAAGTTATCGCACTACCATTCTTGATGATAACGCCATTGTTAGCATTAATCTCAAATGGCTTGCTCAAGGATGTGTCCTTGTTGCAGTTTTGGTATATGGCTACTGGCAAATTGAAAACAGGATTAAATCACTTGAAGATAAAGTTGCTAATGCAGATGAACAAATTGGGAATCTACTTGATAAACACATCGTGGAAGAAAGGGCTCAACGAGAAGAGTTGGCAGAGAAAGTAGCGTTTTACGAAAAGGAATTAAATTTAAACCCATTTAGCTGGGGAAAGCGGAAAAATAAATAATGGATTTTATGGCAATATACGGAGAGGCTGGGATGATAGGCGTTGTCGGGGTAATGTTCGTCTATCTAGTAATGTCTTTATCTAAGAAGAGTGAGACACAGCAAGAGGCTTTAGAAAATTTAAAAGTAGAAAACAAGGGTCAAAGCGAAACACTAGAGAATATGGAAGGAATGATTATTAAGTTAATAGGAAGATGGAATCAGTCTGATGATAAACTTGATAGAAAGTTCGATGCTCTTACAAAAGAAATAAATGATTTAGATAATCAAGTTTCTAGAATAGATGGTTCGCTATCTAGGATAAATGGAAAACATTAAAATGGATAGTTTGAAAGTTACTGGATTAAGTACAAGCTTAGGCTTTGTTTACTGGACAGATTTAATATCTGGTATATTAATGTGTGTTATGTTTGCAATACAAATTTATTATTTATATTTAAAAACAAAAAAGATAAAGGAAAGTTAATATGTTAATGAAAATGATAGCAGATGAATTATTATCTGATAAAACAGGTGATGAGATTATTGATGAAATTAATAAAGCTGTTGATATCCCAATTATCAGTGAAAAAACAGAAAAGGCTATATTAGAAGCTCTTTGGAAAGTAATCAAAGGCGTTCTACTTAAAAAGATTGGTGTATAATGCCTGCCAAGAAAGGAAAAAAGAAAGACTCTAGACTTAAAAGAGCTGGTGTATCTGGTTATAATAAACCCAAGAGAACACCTAACCATCCTACTAAGTCACATATAGTTGTTGCTAAGGAAGGTAGTAAAATAAAGACAATACGCTTTGGTCAGCAGGGTAAAAGAGTTGGTAAGCTTTCAGGTACTGCAGGTAAACCTAAGAAGGGTGAGTCTGCTAGAATGAAAGCAAAACGTAAATCATTTAAGGCTCGTCACGCTAAGAACATTGCCAGAGGTAAGATGTCAGCGGCTTGGTGGGCTAATAAGGTGAAATGGTAATGAAGAAAAAAGTAAAAGCACCTGCCGGGTATCACTGGATGAAGTCAGGCAGAGGATTAAAGCTAATGAAGCATTCTGGTAAGTTTAAACCACATAAGGGCGCTAGTCTTACTGCAGATTTTGCAGTGCAAATGAAACATTCTAAACCAAGAAAGAAAAAGTAATGGCTACAGCTAAAAAGAAAGACCCAAAGAAGTGGGCTAGGGCAAAGGCAAGAGCTAGAGCTAAGATGGGTGGACACTCAGCTAGAGCTATGCAACTTGCAGTTAAGTACTATAAGCAAGCTGGTGGAAGATATTCTGGAAAGAAAAGTTCTGGTAATAAACTTTCTAAATGGTCAAAACAAAAGTGGGATTATGTCAGTAAGGGAGATAAGAAAAAACCGAAAAGAAAAAGAGGGCGTTACTTACCTGAATCAGTTAGGAAAAGTCTCAGTCCCGGTCAAAAAAGTGCTACAAACAGAGCAAAAAGAAAAGCCTCTGCTTCAGGAAGAAGAAAGGCTAAATATAGTAAATCAATAGCAAGGAAGGTTCGCAATGCCTAGATTCGGAAAAAGAAGTAAAGAAAGATTAAAAGGTGTAGACGCTAGATTAGTTAACGTTCTTAATGAACTTATAAAAATTATGGATGTTACCATAATAGAAGGATTGCGTAGTGAAGAAAGACAGAAAGAGCTATTGGCTAAGGGGGCAACGAAAGTAAGATACTCCAAACATATGGATGGAAAGGCGGTAGACTTAGCCCCCTATCCGATAGACTGGAACAATAGAGATGGCTTTCACTATATGGGTGGAATGATACGTGGTATAGCACACAAGCTTGGACTTAAGGTAAGATGGGGTGGTGACTGGGATTCTGATGGCGATGTGAAAGATAATGGATTTGATGACCTAGTACACGTGGAGATACTTGATTAATGCCTAAGGCTAGTATTAATATAAACGACTTTGGTAGAGGTATAAACACAGTTAAGAACCCTAGAGATTTAGCAATAGGTGAGTCTCCTAACATAGTTAACTTTGATACATCTAATAGAGGTGAGTTAAGACCTAGAAGTTATTTCAATGCACAAATAAATGGTAGCTCTTTAAGGCTTAATAACGGTGTAGATGTTCTTACAGCGTCAATAAATCCCGGGTATGGATTGTATTACTTTGAAGCTGATGAAGCCACTGGGCTTAGAGGTGTTACATTTACTGCTGATGGAGCTGGTACATACAGTACTAAAGATGGTAATAATATAATATTTTTAGCGGCAAGTAATACTATTAGAATAAATAATGATGACTTTTGGACTGAGAATAATATACTTTCTTCAGCTACGAATTTCCCAGTAAAGATTAAAATTTCAGGAACTGCTAATAACAATGGAACTTTTACAATTACTGGAATAGGTGGCGATGTAGACCCGTTTGGGCCTACCTTAGGTTCAACTTGGAATCCTACTGGAACTGACAATTTTGTAAATAATTATATAAAGGTTGCAGAAGACCTTACAGATGAAAATGTTGCGGCAAGTACTAGTGTTACTATACAAAGAATAGGTCTTGTAGGAGACCAGTTATTAGCATTAGGTAATACAGATGACAATAAAGTAGACGTGTATTCAGATAGTTCTGATGCTTGGTCTGCCGATAAGATTACAGTAGTAAATTCATTAGAGACAAATGAGAGCCCTGAATATGTATTTTACTATATAGACTCATCGCTCAGAGTTGCTGATGGGAATTTTAAAAACGAATCCACTCCTAAATGGTATGGCTTTATAGATAGGAATCAATTCCAATACAACCAAGGTACTAGCTCTGAAAATGTAAGAAGAACAATAGAACCAAACTTTTATGAGGAAGATAATGACTTAGTACCGCCAACCGAATTTAATTTAGAGACAACTATAAATGGTTCAGACGAGTTCCCAACATCTGGCTCTGGTTGGGGTTTTGCAATAAACGAAACAAATGATGAGGGTGAATTTAGTCCCGGTGACTACGAGTTTTGTGCTACGTTTATATATGATGGCAAACAAGAGTCTTTAATAAAAAAGGCTAGCGGAACTAAAACTTTAGAAGGTTTTAAGAAAATATGCTTTAATGTTTACGCTCATGACAATGGAACTTTAAGATACCCAAGAAGAGTTACTGGGGGTAGGGTATATTTTAGGGAAGCAGAGTCTAGAGACCCTTGGGTTTTGATAGCTGATATAGATATTAGAAGAGGTGTTAGGGCATCTTTAGTCGATGAATATAAAGGATGGATTGAAGACGGAACTGGAGAATTTAGAATTACTGAAAATACAACTACTGGAGATAGAGATTTTAGCACTACAGCATCTGATAATCACTGGGTTTTATTTGCACAGAGACCTAATATAGATACATATGAAAGTATAAATGGTTACTCTCCTAATGATACAAAACAAATTGCATTTGGTAAGATAGGCTCAGGTTATAAAACAGCGGTAGTAGCTAATAGAAGAACTTTTGTAGCTAATGTATTATACGATGATAACGCTACTAGTAGCTCTGATGATAATACAGAGTTTCAACACTATGGTGATAGGATAATGTTTAGCGAAGTAGGCAAGTATGACTTGTTTCCTAATTTTAATTTTATAGATGTTGTTAAAGGTGATGGGGAAGACTATGTAAAACTAGAGTCCTATGCTGATAGATTACTAGCATATAAACAAAGAACACTACAAATATTAAATGTATCATCTCCCTCCCCTTCTAATTGGTTTCTTGAGACTACTATACAGGAAGGTGGTGTTACTAAACCTTACTCAGTATGCAAGGGTAGAGGTGGTGTTATATGGGCAAACACGAGTGGTGTTTACAGATATGATGGTTCATCAGTCAGGAAAGTTACAGATGGTAAAATAAAAGACTCAGAGTGGAAGACTTTTTCTCAGGTAGGTAAAATGTCGCTTGGATATATTGGAGACACAGACCAAGTTATTATAATTTCTAGAGTTGATGGAGGTAGTTCAAGTTATGGAGATGCTTATATATATGATATAAGAACAGATTCTTTTTCTTTAGCTGAGGACATTCACCCAAATCAAACTAGCACATTTAAACCACCCTTAACAAACTTCGTTAATGATTCAGAAGGTAAACTTATTGTAGCTTATGATACTGAGACAACAGACTTAGATGATGATGGCTCACCCGATAACAAAGTACACTTTACAGCTTGGAACGAAGGTGAAGGAACACATAAGATATATAAATTAGAAACCCCTGACTTAAGCTTTACAGAACCGCACAGAACTAAGAAAGTTTACAAGATATATGTTCATTACAAGTACACACATTCAGATAATGCAATAACAAATAATGAACCTATTACAAAATCTAACGTGTATTACAGAGCTAATCAAAGAGGTAGTTGGAAGAATGTAACATCTGGAAGTATGGAAAATTCTGAGAACGTTCTTAGAAATGGAAACTTCGATAGGTATTGGTTAGGTTGGAATGATATATTCAATGACTCTAGTAGTAATGAAATAACTGATTGGACTTTTGTATCTGATGGTTCTGGTGGTAGAAAAGCTAAGTTTACAGCAACTGGTTCTCCTTCTATAGTTTTAACAAATAAAGAGATAATAGATGGTGGTTTAACCTACAATACTCAATTTACAGTTTCTGACTATTCTGCAGGTAACGTAAAGCTGAATGTAGGTGGAGTATCTGGTACAGCTAGAACGGCTGATGGTGACCATACAGAATCTTTTTCACCAAGTAGTGATGGCTATCTTATGATATCATGTAGTAATGATTTTGTAGGTAGTATAGACAATATAATAGTAAGACCTACTAGCTCTAGAGATTCTTATGGAGTTGCTGTCTTTGAATTAGAAGATACTAGAGGAGTTAGATGTCAGAGTATGGCTTTTAAAATAGAGACATCGCTTACTAATTCATCTAAGCTACATATAAATGATATACAAGTAGAGTATAGAGTGTTACAAAACAGGGTATTTTAATGTCTAGAGATATAAGAAGATTAATTAATTTTACTGAGCAACCTCAAACATTTAGCAATGGTAGCCCAGCATCTTCTCTACAAGAGGGTGGTGTATCTGTATCTTTAGAGGGCGGTAGATTGGCAGTACTTAGAAAACACAAAGGTTTAGTATTTAAATCATTTATGACATCAGACGGCAATCAGTATGTAGACAGAAATCTACAAGTATCTGGAGAGATAAGAGGTAATGAATTAGAGTACACTAATCACAATGTTGAGAGTCCGGGAACAGATAAGGTCTACTTAGGTGTGAATGGCAAGGCAAAGAATACATCAATAGACCATACAACAACTTGGATAGCACCATACAATGGTGTGCTTAAAAAGATTTTACTATATGGTAATGCATCTGGTGGAAATACAGCAGTTGGCTTACATATAAATTCTAACACTACAGCACAAAAAACAATAACACAGTCACTGTCAGCAACTACTACGTTAGAGTATATATTCTCTGACTTAAATAGTTTTGACAAAGGAAACCTAATATCTATTAGTGTTCAATGTGCTAGTGACCCAACTCATTTAAGAGCTGTATGTGTTTGGCAATATAATACATTAAATAGGTAAAGGTATGCAGTATAATACTATAAGACAATATCAAGAAGGCGGCTTAAGAAGAAGGGCTAGGAGCTTACTTAGTAGACTTAATATAGGTAGAGAGCTTAAGAAGGAACAAGAACGAGCCGCTAAGGGAGCTAAGAAGATGAGCTTGGAAAAAGGATTAGGTTCCTTAGTCACATTTGGATTGACAAAACTTCTTCCAACGGCATTGACAACCTTAGTTCCCGGTGTTGGTGCTATTGGAACTGCGGGTTTAAAAGCCCTCGGTACTGGAGCTAGTAGATATCTAGGTGAAACTATTGGAGACTTACTAGTAAAAGACCCTAAACTTGAATCAAAGTCAGGATATCTAAAAACAAATGTTTACGATGAACTATCTAGGGTTAAAAGAGAAGATAGAGATAAAAGACTTGGAAGAGCTTTAGGAGCTGGTGCGAGTACTGCTTTAATTGACCTTGCTTCATCTGGGTTTAAATCTTTAATTGATGCTAGAAAATCAAGAGAAGTTGCAGACCCAGCTCTTAAACAAACTATGGGTTTTGATATTGAAACACCAGAGTTAGGAATACAAAGAAGCTTAGGTGAACAAGACTTTTTAACATCTGGGCCACTAACAGGAAGTGAAGCTTCGTTATCAGATGCTATACCATCAGACCTATCAACAGAGTCATCTAGGGCTATATTATCAGATGCATCTTCTATATCAAGTCAAGCACCAGAAGCTCAATTTGATTTAAGGTCTGCAGATTTAGATATGTCACCTGAGTTTGTGCAAGCACCTTCTTTAATAGGTGAAGAGTATGCACTTGCTAGAGATTCTTTAAATACTCAAAGAGAAATGGAAGAACTTTCTAGAAACTTAGGTGTAAGCATTGCAAGACAGGAGGGTAGACTAGGTCAAGTTTTAGGAAATCAAAATATAAGACGACAAGGTTTAATGGATTTAGGTATAGGTAGTGTATCCCCAGTTAGTCCTTACTTTAATTTACCAATGAGAAGATATGCAGGCGGTGGGTTATTTAATCCTATGAAAACAGGAAGGAGGATATTCTAATGGCTCAATCAGATAACATACCAGCAATGCTACAGTCAGGAGAATATGTAGTTCGCAAAGAAGCGGTAGAAAAATTAGGAAAAGATACTATGGATATGATAAACAATGTAGATAGATTAGGATATATGGGTGGAGGTCTTGTTCCTCAGGGAGAACACGGTCACTCAGCTATAGACGAATTACTAGCTTTAAACACCTTGGTAAATCAAAGAAGCGTTGATATGACTAGGGACTCAGCTATGATGAATAAAGGTGGAAAAGCATTAAAGAAAGCACCTGAAGGTAATAAAGGTTTAATGAAGCTACCGCAAGAAGTTAGGAATCGTATGGGGTATATGAAAGAAGGTGGGGAAGTTCAAGACAATACAGCAACAAATATAATGAATCTACTTGCACTAAATGATATAATTGAAAGAGCTCCTCAGTATTCAATGTTTGATGCAGATTCTCGTGGAGGTGTTCTTTCAGACGAAGACATTCTTGGGATATCTGAAGGCAATTTCATGCCAGCCGCTGGTATATTAGGCAAGGGATATGCTGGAATTTTTGGTTCTGGGGATGTTTCATTATCTAAAATAAAAAAATTATTAATGTCTGATAGGTTTAATCGAGGCGGAGAAGGGAGTATGCTTAGGCAATTATCAAAGCAAAGTCCAACTATGTCAGATTTTGTGAGAAATGTGTCTAGAACAGGGAATGAAGAACTTGCAGATGAATATGCTAGAAAATTAATTAAAGAAGCTAGAGATGTATATAAAAAAGCATACCAAGAAGGTGGTATGATGGATAACTATATGTATGGAGGTATGCCTAAAAAGAAGAAGAAAAAAGGATACGAAGACGGTGGCTCTGTAGGTGTGGTTAATGAAATAGGAAAAGCTAGAAAGATGTTTAGTGATATAGATGACCTACTAGCAACAGCCGCTTTGATGGATAATTATACCTTTGGCCCAATGCAAAGAAAAGCACTAAGGTCTATGCGTGAAGCTGATATGGTAGACCCTAAAGATACTATGGAGCAAGTAATGATGTTGCTTAAAGCTCGTGAACAAAATAAAATACCATCGTTTGAAAAGCGTAAAAGTTATATAATGGGAGGCAGTGCAGGAGGAGGTTCTCAAACTGGATTTGACCAGCCAAGCACTAGTGATTATTTTCAAGAAATATATGAAGCATTTGGGTTTATACCATCAGATGCTGGTATAAGAGAAGACTTTGAAAAAAGATTTGCATATGACCCAACTAAAGCTGTAGGGGACATAGCATCATTAACAGAAGAAGCAACTGGCCAATTAGGAAGCATTGTACAACAATCTCAACAAGTAGGTGGTGGTTTCGAAGGATTCGGAGAAAGGCAAAGAGGTATTGAGGAAGCTAGGTCTGATTTATATAGGATGGTAGAGGAAGGTGCGGAAGGAATTACTGAAGAATCTAAATTAGCCCAACAAGAAGAAGCTATACTAGACTTAGCAAGAAGAGAAGAGGCTGGAGCTGAGTTTGACACAATGAAACCCGGCCCACCCGATATGCCAAGTGGATTTTTAAGAGCCGGAAGTAGAAGAAATATGGCTGATGGCGTATATATGTGGACAGGAAGTAGGTGGATGGGGCCAGCATAAGGAGTAATAATGGCAAACGGAAATAGAATAGTAATACAAGAACCAGAAAGCGGACTAGATGTATTCTTAAAAGAGTTATCTAAGTACGCTAGTCCTCAGTATCAGTTATCTCTTAGAGAACAAGAGCGTGCTGATGCTAGGTTAGAATTATCTAAGAGGCAGATGGATGAGAATGAAAGAAGGTATCAAGATTCTCTAACGCAACAAAAGTTTCAAAATGATATAGCATCTCAAAACGCTGAAATAAATAAAGAGAAGTTTGAAATTACTAAATCAAATTCTGATTTTGAAATGGCTAAACAATATATAAATGAATCTTTCTCTGGTATGAATGCACAAGAAATAGCTAATATGAATATAGACTCTTTATTAATAGATGTTGCAGACCCAAGAGCTAAGTCAAGAGCTAGACAATATGCAAACAATATTCAAAAGTCAGGGAGAAGACAGTTACAAACAATTACGTCTAGAATGAATTTATATAATCAAGGAAGGGATGCTAATAGTCAAATAAGTAAGGCAGAAGCATTGGATTTATTTGGAGATGATAAAAGATATAACGAGTTTTTAGTTAATAGTTACTTAAAAGAAGGTCAATTAAATGATACACAAAAAGCTTTAATAACTTCAAACACATCTAGATTGACATCTCTTAGAAAACAGGAAGCAGACCTATTGGTACAGCAAGCTAGTGGTGTAGAAGGTGCTATTGATGCACTGGCAGGGGTAACGGATGCTATTCAAACCTTACAAGGTGAAATAGACTCTATACTTAGACCCTCTAGTACACAAAGAGGCAATTCTGGTAGAGACCCTTATAGTTCTACAGGAACAGTAACTGCACCCTTAGGTGACAACATTGGGCTTAGCCCATTAATACCTGAAGATACATTTGCTAGTGATGATATGTATAATGTATTGTTCTCAGATGAAGAAGGTATAGTTGATAGTGCTGTAGCTATGGCTAACAGAAATGCATCTGGTGAAGATGTCAAGGATGTAACTTTATTACAAGGTGAATCTGTAGACGAATATGACCCTACTGATGAAAGTTTAGATGAAGAATCCCCTGTTCCACCAGCTTTTGTAGAAACTGCTTCAGATAGTGCAGAAGGTTCAGATGCTTTAGGTACGTTACTAAGTGGGTTAAGTTCTGCTCAGGCAAAAGGAACTAGAAAACCAAAGAGAAAAACTCGTTCTAGGCTACTTCCCCTTATTGACTTTACAGCAAGATTAAACAGATTGGATTTGTTCCAAGAACAACTAGATAAAACTCCTGATAAGAATAAGAAAAAACAAAAATCATTAAATAAAAAAATAGATAAAGTAAAAAAATCTATTGTTAAAGATTTTTCTAAGATATACGATAGTTCTGAGGGTGCTTTATCTATAGACCCTAGGTATACAGAAAGAACTATGGTGGGCACTCCAATGAGTCGCAATGAGCTTGCTAGATTAATAAGTCTATATAATGAAAGCGGTGGAAATATTAACGAAGAAAGTACCACTAGTAACTTTAGAAATACTATGAGTAGTGGACTTGACAATATGTTACAAGGTCTTGGCACAACACTAGAATTACTTCAATATAAACCTCCTTATAGATAAGTTTAAGTATGCCACAATTTAATCCAAATATGACAGTAGAACAGCTAGTCAATGACTTTAGAGCTATTGACCCTAGTTATAATACAATGAGTGATGAGTTAGCTTATAAAGTTATAACAAGAAAGTTTCCTCAGTATAAGTTAGAATCTCAACAGTCAGAGTATAACCCTAATGATGAGAGTGGTATAATAGACCAGTTAGGTACTGTGTGGAAAGATGGATACAATAGGTCTTTACAAGGTATGGCTGAGGCTATAGCTACTGGTAAGGAACAAGTATATGACTTAGGTGATTACCATCCGGGTATAGTTGCGGATATAGCGGCTGGCGTAGCATCATTCTTTACACCACTAGACTTTGCAACCACTGTAGCAGGTGGTGGTATAGGAGGTATACTAGCTAAAGCTGGTGGTAAACAAACATTAAAGAAGTTTGTATTTAAGAAGCTAGTAAATAATAATGTATCTAGAAAGGTTGCGGCTACTACGGCTAACAAAGCACTTGATTATGCAGTTAAATCTGGTACTGGTGCTGGTGCATTAGGTCTATACTCAGGTGCTGGAGAGGCATTAAATGAATACCTATCAGATGGTACTATAACTCCGGGCAAAGTAGTAAAGGCTGGTGCTAAGGGTTCTGTTTTAGGTGGTATGACAGGACTTACAAATGTATTCTTAACAGATAAGGGCATTGGTGTATTAGGTAGAACTTTTGCAGAGGTTGGTCAGTTTGGTACTGCGGCTCCATTACTAGAAGGTAGAGCACCTACACCTGAAGACTGGATTCATGCAGGCGGTATGGTACTAGGTATTAAGGGTGTTAATAAGGCGGCTACTAAAGGGTTTGAACAGCTAAGTAAGTTAAAGAAGTATGTTGTTGAACCAGAGATATCTAAGCAACCTGTACCAGAAGGTTTTGATATAACGGCAGAAGCCAGAGAAACAGGCAGAAGAAGTTATGCTCAAGAGTTGTACGATAATATATATACAGATAGAAAAGGTAATAGACAAGCCAAGATACTTAGCTTTGATAAAGACAATGTTCAGTTGAAGTTTTTAGATACCAATGAAGTTTCTTTAGTTAGTAGAGATATATTCTCAACTTATTATAGGAAGGGAGAAAATGTAAATATATCTCCCAAAGAGTTAAGAGGTAAAAGAGAAAATGAAATTAGACAACTAGAAAAAGAACTAGGTCATTCTGATAAAGTAAAAGAAACTAATAGAGGTTTGCAAAGAGCTGATAAAAGTGGAGAGAAGCTACCAAAGAGTTTAAAAGACCAGACAAATGATGAGCTTGTAAACTTAAGAGATAAGTTAACTGTTGAAAAGTATACTAAAAAAGCATTGGAAGATATGCAAAAGAATGGTATAGATATGCAGAAGACTAGATTTAGTTTATTCTTAGATGATATGCTACCTGCTCCTGCTAATAAATTACTAGATGTTTTTAGACCAGCAAGAAATCAAGGTAGTGTAAGTCCAGTAAGGAGAAGGTATATCGCTAAGGTTGATAAGTTTGTAGTAGACCAAAGAAGAACCCTATCAGAGACATATGACCTTATGTCTCAGGCTGGACTAAACGCTGAGAAACCAACTAAGAAACAAGTCAGGAACTTAGCTAGGGCTATGAAGATGAATGAGTCTGAAGTTTCTAAAAGATATTGGGAACTTTTATCTGACGCTGTTGAACAAGGAATAAACACTCCAGAGACTATAGCCTATAAACAAATATCTAATTTTCTTTTTAATAGAGCTCGTCAATCTGGAGTTGATGTTGGATATATAGAGAATTATATACCTAGAATGCTTAAGAAGGGTCTAGCTGAAAAGGTATTTGCTGATATATATAAAATATCAGAGATGGTGTCAAAAGAGTCAGTTAAGAAAGGTGAAGAAATGTTAGTCAAAGATTTAAAAAGTGACTACATAGATTTGATAATACAAGCAATGAATAATCCAGAAGCTTTTGCTAGTGGTAGAGGTGGAGAAGCTAGGTTTTTAAATAGGATTATAAAGAAAGCTATACCATCTTTATCTAAAGAAACTAGGGAAGCATATGAATCAATACTACAAACAGTAAGAAAAAGCGAAGGAGTTGAAGAGCTTAGCCCTTTCAAAGCTATGTCATTGATGGGTAGACTTACCTACGGTGAAGTATTCAAGGAGTATGGAAACCTAACAAAGAAAAGGACTTATGAATTACCATCAAAATTTTACGAAAGAGATATAAGACAATTACTAGGAACCTATTCATCTAATGTTGCTAGAGCTTCATCAGAAGCAAAGAACTTTGGTAAGAAGGGGTCAATATATACAGAGCTACTCAACAATGCTCCAGCTTCAGATTTACCTATAATAATGGAGTTACATAATCACGTAATGGGCTCTATAGGTTATAATAGAAGATATAATCTAAATCCCGGAATCAAAGACTTTATGCAGAAGGTTATGGAGTGGGAGACATCTACTAAGATTGCACTAGGTACTGCAACAGCTATGAACTTATCACAGTTTGCAATATCTTCTGCTTTATCTGCAGGGTACTGGAGATTTACCAAAGGTGCATATAACTATATGACTAATAAAGATTTTAGAAAGCAAGTAGATGCATCTGGTGGTAACTTATATAAATACATAAACGAGATGATGGGCATATCACAACAGAGTGATATATCTAAGAGTATTGTAGGTAGACTAACTGACGTATCTCAGTTCAATAGAATAAACTCTATCAACAATATATTAGCGGCCGCAACAGCTAGGGTTTTAGTAGATGACTTGGTAGCTATATCAATAGGTAAAAGAGGTATAGGTTTAGGTAGGATAGGTTCAAAGAAGTGGGCTAACAATACACTACAGAAGATGGGTATAGACCCAGCTCAAATAAAAGATGGTCAATTACCTAGGTCTACAGTTACCAATGCGATAGGTAGATTTGCAGTTAAGTCTCAGTTGCAGAAAGACATACTGTCAGACCCACTAATACTAAATAGACCATCAGCTAAACCGTTTCTACAGTTTAAATCATTTGGACTTAGGCAGTATAATTTTATAATGGATACACTAAAGTTTGATTTAGCTCAGGGTAACTTTATGCCTATGCTTAGATTAGCCGCAGGTGGTATGGCTACTGGTGCTTTAGCTATTAAAGCAAAAGAACTTATGAAGCAACTAGCATCTGGTGAAAAAGCATATGACCCTGCTACATTCTTCGAAGCAGATGCTAAAGAGATAGTAGAAAACATAGCCGCAATAGGAGCCTTTGGTTTCTTGGGTGACTTTCTAATGGCTGGGTTAGAAGAAGGGAGAAGTGTTACTAGAGCACTAGCATTCTTCGCATCACCACCTTTTATGTCAGATGTATCTGAGTTGTTTAAGTTTATGGGGGCATTAGAAAGAGACTATAAGAACTACCAAGGAGACTTTATAAGAAGAGTTCCATCTAGAGCATTGAGAATGACTGGTAGTCCTCTATTAAAAGACTTTGCAAAACGATTAGAAACAACAGGTCTAAAGCAAAGTAGAATAGAGTTCCTTAGAGGTAGGAGAAAGTCTGCTATATTGGATACTATAATAAAATCTGAAACACCAGAAGCATATCAACAAGCACTAGAGGATATGCGTAACTGGAATAGTACTTACCCTATGTACCCTATACTAGTAACAGACATAGACTACAAAGCTGTAATAAAAAGAAAAATGCAGAAACATAAGAAGAGAGCTGATGTATAATGCCTAGAACTGTGAATGAATACTTCCAACCTGCATCTACAGGTGTACATAATAATATAGACAACCTAATACTTGATGCTGAACTAGATAAACTTGCACAAACTGGTAGTATGCGTGCAGATACTAGACCTCAGTATATAGGAGGAGTAGACCCTATTGTAGAGAACATAGCAATGGGGCCACTACTTACATTGAAAAGTCTTGGCAGTGTAGGTAAGAAAATTCTAGAGAAAACTGGTCTACGTAACCCAGTATCTCATTTCACATTTGGTCAAAACGCATCCAGTATATTAAGACAAGGAAAGATTCAAGGTTTTCCAGAAGTTTCAGTTACTAGAGACCCTATGTTTTCTAATAGACCTCACGGTGCTATAGGCACAGATGTTAGATTTATCTTAGATAGAGATGAGCTAGTTAAAAAAGGTTTTCCTATGAAGCCTATAGCTGTTTCTAATTATAAAAAAACTATTAATGATTATGGTAGGCCACCAATAACACTTGAGAATTATAAAAAAATTCATGGGTATTATCCAGACCAAATGAATCCTAGATTTGAGTTTGAAGAAAGAGTAATGCGTAATATACCCATTGAAAATGTTAAACTTATAGATATATTACAACTACCATTAGGCGAATCTGATTTCTCTCCAAATATGTTAAAGTTATTAGGACAATTATCTAGAACAAACATACCTATTATAAAAAGTAATTTAGTAAAAAACAGACTTAATAAAATGCCTATAGACAAAGTAGATACATTTTCAGATGTATATAAATTAATGAATACACCCACCTATAAAACAAATCCATTTAAGGTTTCTGACTATTACTCATTTTAAAAAGGTTTAGGTGTACCGCCTACGCTATCTCCTCTACTCTTTGCTAGTTCTACTGCCTCAGATTCTGTATTAGTAACTAAACAACTGTTACCGTGATACCCTACCTCACAAGAGTTAGTACTACCATATCTATTCTTAGCTACTATAAGCTCTAGAAAACAATCACTATTGCCATCATCTCCATACCTTGACACCCAAGGGTAGTGTGTAAATACTACTATCTCTGCATCTTGTTCTAAGTTACCAGACTCTGCCAAGTCAGACAGCCTAGGTACTCTATCGTTTCTATGCTCCATATTCCTATTCATCTGTGATACTAGTATAACAGACATATCTTGTGCCTTAGCCAACCACTTATAACTACGACTAACATCACCTATCTTAAGACGTAGGTCTCTTCTATCGTGAGCAGGGTGCTCAATCAATCCTATATGGTCATCAATAACTACGTCAGGACTTATGGCTTTTATCTCACGAAACGTACCCTCTATATCTCTAACGTCATCAAACATAAATAGCTTACCTCCGTACACTTCTGATATCTTATCAGATACATCGGCTAGTTCTATCTGGTCTATGCCTACATTATTCCTAAGGTTTCTATACTGTAAAGCTCTTGACTCCATAGCAATAAACTTCTTCATCATCTCCGTGTTAGGCATCTCTCTATTAAACATAGCAACCTTCAATCCTCTATGTACTAGGTTTCTAGCTATGTTAGCAGACACAGTAGTCTTTGCATTACCGGGTCTACCTGCAACTATAGTAATCTCACCTCTTGTCATACCAGTAATAACTCTATCTAGAGTACCTATACCAGTAGGTATTTGTGTGGTAGAATTTATTATAGACTCTTTTGTATCAACCAATAGAGAGTCTATGTCAAATGTTTGATTAGGTTGTAGCTTTATAATATTACCAATAGTAGTATGTGCATCCTCTAGTAAGTTGCCAGTCTCTAAGGATGTATCATTAATACCTTTAGATATATCATTCATCTGTACAAATAATATTCTCCTAAGGTAGTAAGAGTGTAACCTCTTAGCATACTCAACAGCATTTGCAGGGGATGTAACCAAGTCTAGAAATCCTAGTATCTCATATCTATCGTTACCAGAACTTGTAGAACTAACTACCTCTTCACATACAGTTACTGTATCTATCTCCTTGTTTTGTTTATGAAGTTTGTCTAGTGCTCTCCAAACCTTCTGATTAAATGATGAATAGAAATAATCATCCTCAGGTATATACTGCCTTACAGAATCTATGTACTTACTATCTGTTATTAAGCAACCTAGTAAGGCTTTCTCTAACTCAATACTCTTCATTGTTCTCCTCTAATTTTGGTGGTATTCTATCCAAGGTTCTTCTCTCATAGTCTTCTCTCAACCTAAATCTCTTGCTCTCATTCTTTACTATACCTGCAAGATACTTAATGTTATAACCTTGTTCTACACCATTCTTCTTTCTAAACTTCTTTATTGATTCTATAACTATAGAGTCATCTACTCCTTCTATATCCGCTAAGAACCCTGCCATCTGTACATCATCTACAACCCAGTGAGCAGACAACTCTTTCATTATAATATCTATTTGTCTAAGCGTAGATGGAGACCTAGATAATCTAAGAGACTTAAGTCTTATAGATACATCTTTCTTTAGTATCTTACCATCACATAATGGACACTTAGCCACAGAGACCACACTCTCCTTTATGCAAAGGTACATTATCAAATACTGTACTAGGTAGCATTCTATTGCCTATATTACGACCACCTGACTGCATAGAGTTAGTTTCGTAAGCATTTGTACATTCAGTACACCTAAATACTTTACTAGCTACCATAGACTGACCTCCATCTCTTGACTTCTTATTGTTAACATAATAGTTAACTGCTTTGTAGTCAATCCATTCTTCTCCTAGGTAGTGCTGTAAGTCCATCACCCTTGCTCTTGCTTTTGCTTCAAATCTCCACTGAGCGTCTTTAGGCGAACCATAATCTCCATCAAGTCCGTCATTGACATTATAGCGTACATCTGACCCCTTGATTCCTTTACGCATTGGAGGTGTAATCCCTCTATTTGCTCCGAAGGTTTCAACCATTCTGCTATCCTTTTCCGTACCTTACATTGTACGGTGTATTCTTCTATTGTTATATCTACTTCAGGGTGAAGTCCTAATGACCTGCCATCAGAACCCCACGCTCTCTTAGATTCTAAGCCGTATTCCTTAGCTAGTTTTACGACTTCTCTTTCGAACCTGTTTCCTTTTGCTTTGCTTTTTGATGGCACTTCTATTCCTCCTCTTCTTGAAGGGACTCTCTAGGAATACTTCCATCCCCCTTGCTATTCTTTTGAATAAATCCATCTATTTTTTCCTCCATAAATTTAGTATAAGTCTCGGTCTCTCCTTTCATATCTAAGTAGTTATAAAGGAAATCTCCAAGAACATCTATTGCTGATTTATTAGCTAGAACTAATCTAGATAGAGTGTTTATATCTTTCTGAATAGTTCTCTTTGTTGTTTTGTTTTTCTTTATTTTCATATCTATTTAGGATAATGTGGGGGAATACAGAGCCAACCGTATGTCATCCTTTTAATAAACGAAGAGAGAATGATAACACCACTTCCAGTTCCTACTCGCTTATGTGTTCTGCTCATAGGTCTATTATTAAAAGTTTTACCCCCCACATCTAATCCATATCTTATCTATCTAACTTCTTTTCTATTCTGTGTAGTCTCCAGATATGACTAATCTGTAGACACAACATCATCAACATAGTAAATTCCCAGTATGGAAAATACTCTGCACTAAATAGAACTTCCCAGTAGTATCTCATAATCTACTCCTTTTTATTTTTGCAGTCATCACAGACTCCACTCTTGTTCATAGTTGGTTTGTCACACCCGTGACACATAAATGGTGTAGGCATATCCTAATCCTTTGGGCGTTTCGAGATAAAGCTCTAGGTACGCCCTAACCTCTTCTTAGTAAGGAGACTAAATAAAATCTTTGGGGTGTTTATGGCACACCCCTAGCCATCTACTTAAGAAGTAGTCAAAGAGTATACAGCGTATCCCTTTGTATTGTCAGTAGTAATATCCATATTGAATGTATTACGTAATACATAGATAACTGCGGCTAATCTATATACACCAAACCTACTGATTGCTGTTTTAGCTGTGAGTTTCTTCCCAGTGAATAGGAAGTCTCTTACTTTTGCTACTTGTGATTTTCTTTTACGTGCCATGTTGGCTCCTTTTTGTATTTGGTTCTTAGTTTCTTGATTAAGAGGTAGTCCTCTCTATCATTTAATTCGTAGATACTTCTCTCACCTTTAGTAAACTCTTTAGATACATCTGTCATATGTCGTAGTCCATCGTACCATCCGAACTTAGTAGTGAAAGAATGTTCTATCTCATTCCACTTTTTTATCTCCATTAGGGTTACCTCCGTATTCAGTATTCAATCTACTAGGGTATATCTCTTCTTCATCTGCTGTCATTCCCTCTGCCATATTGCGTTCTGCTATCTCGTCATATTCCTTCTGTAGTTTACCCTTTAACATATCTGCTTCCTCTCTAGTATTCCAGTGATTTGGTTTACTAGCACCGTACTTCATTATGTCTGAATAAGCTGATAAGGCTCTAATGATGATATCGTATTCTTGGTTTGTTATTTTCATCTAGAATGGTAAGTCTGATAAGTCTTGCTTACCATTACTCCAACTATAGATTCCAACAACCTTAGGAGATGTTACCTCTTCTCCTTCTCTATTAGTCCAAGTCTCGTGCTTTACCTTTACTATTGCAGGCATACCTTCACAGTTAGATGGTGTGAATACTGGTAGTGCGAATACCTTATTACCATCTATCTCTTTCTCCTCAGGCTTTATACCTAAAGAATCACACACTTCTTTGAACTCTCTATTACCACCAGAGTTAGGCTCTAGGTGATTCTCTGTTGGGTTCTTAAATCTAAACAAACCCTTAGAGCGTATTGTTTTACCTACAAACATACTACCGCTATGCTCACCAAACTCTTTCTCAGAGTTCTCGCTAGCTAACTTAAACGTTAGGTTGTATATATCTGCTAGGTATTTACCACGTATAACTACATCCTCTTTTAAGGTGAAGTCTTTTACGTGTGCATAATAGTCACCTTCAGGTACTATTACATTAGGCTTGTCTAGTGATGGGTCATAGTAAGACTCCCCTCCCATAACATTACCTAATACTGAATCAACTGAGTTACTCATTTTCACTTTCCTTTATTTGATTTATCTTGTTTATAACTTTCGCTATATCGTTCTTTTCTATATCACCATTCTCTATTGACAGTGATATCTTTCCTTTCCATTCATCACTAAGACTTTCCATCTCTGCATATATGTAGTCTATATCTTCTTGACTCAATGATGTATCTTCTACTCTGTTTCTATATACGTCATCTGCAATGTTCATATACATATTAAATGCCTTCTTCATAGCATCTGTATTAGCTGACTTGATATCATTACCAACGTCTACGAAACCTTCCTTATCTCTTAACTTCATTATTCTATGAGCCGCTGTCATATCTCCTTCTCTCCATATACCACCTTCAAACCACTTCAATCTTCCGTGTACCATAAACGCCTCGCTACCTAACATCTCTGTACTTATAATAGTCCAAGACCATCCGGGATAATACTTATCCGCTATACTTTTCATATAGCTAATCTCCACATAGTCCATACCCATCTTCTTCTTTACGAATGTCTTAGGTGTATCTTCCATAGATACTTTCTCGTGTAGGTCTCTTATTATACCAAACGCATCTTGTCTAACAATGTCTTCGTTTAGCTTTTCTGACAACGACATTTCACTACTCATTCTCACTCCTCTTCTTTATCTTTAGTATCTCTGCTGTTATATAGACACAAGCATCTAGTAATTCTTCTAATGCTTCCTTAGTCCAATCTCTACCATCGAACACATCCACCTCTTGCTTGTACTCTCTTCTGCCTTTTTCTAGCCTGCTCTCTATTAGAGATACTATCTCTTTATTATGACCACTCATACTAAGCCTCTGCCTTATCTTCACTTACAAGTAGAGTAATCATATCTTTATTCTCATTAGCTAACTTCTCTGCTTTCTTTATATTCTCTTTAAACAGAGGTAGCTCTTCCTCTTGATTAGCAACAACAAACATTAGATTCATCAATGCAATCTCTAGCTGTTCTATTCTATACTCAAGGGTATTAATATCACTTGGCATTTTTGTACCTCACTTCTGCTACTGTTGTTTTTCTACCATATAATCTATTCATATCATTGGATTGCATAATAGCATCATCCTTAGATTCGAATAATCTATAGTTGTATTTAGTATTTATAACATTAGAGAAAGCACCACCTCTAATCATCCACCAAGTACTACCATCACTCTTCTCTTCCTTAATAGCCCATCGCTTTCCACTATTAATATTATCTTCTTTACTCTTCTTAAATACTACTTCTAACTCTTGCATCCTATTCTCCTTCGTTGTATGGACATATGTCTCTTACTGAACAGTAAGACTTACACTTTACACCATTCCAAGTTTCTTCATCTGTACATTTGTCTGGTAACTCTTCATTATCTAATGATAATAATAGAGCGTCTCTCTTTGTCTCAAACATATCTAATAGATGTTCGTCGTTTATATAAGGAACTTCTATCATATATATATTCTTATCTATCCCTCTCTCTCTAGCTATCTGCAACCCTGCATCTCTAACCGTAGCTTGTACATACATACTATCTACTGGGTATCCGTTCTGTTCTAGTAAGTATCTATAGAAGTTTACTTGCCATCCCCAATCTTCCATATCTGCAGTATCTTTATCTATGTAAAACTCTTTTACTCTTCTTGGCGTACCAGCTTTACCCCATCTACCACTCTTCTTATACACTTCAGTAGGGTGATGTCCGTGTCTTACTTGTACACCAAGACACTTAGCTATCTTGTAACTACCAGAGAACTTGTAATCTATTAACGTCTTTGTATCTTTGTCATATAAATCTACAGTCCCAGTTATACCATTTGATTCTACAGTAATCTCTGAACCTAGTCTATCTAATACAGAAGAAGATTCTTCTAGCTTTAGATGATGTAGAGTCCCTGCTAAAGAGAATGCATTGTCGTCTGGATATATATAGTAGTCTTGTGTTCTTTGTAGATACGATTGACAAGTACCTTGTATCAGTTCTGTAGTAGAAGGCTTTCTATTAGGGTCTCTATCTGATGACATATGTAGTAAGGTAGGTAATGATACTTGCATTCTCTCTATATCTACATTACCCTTCTTAATATCTGTTATAGATACTGTAGAACCATCAGGGTATTTAAAACCTCTCAAAGGCATATATTTACTCCTCTCTCTCTTTGTTAATTTACTAATATGTGATTACTTGAAGCAAGTATTATTTTAATTTTCTTCTTCATTGT